TCTTCAATTACAGCGTAGCCACCTAGACCACTACCGACTGGCGGTGGTGTAATTTTTGTCATTTGTTGGCCTGTAGCTGTAGATACTCTACTGTACTCCTGGTCTATCATTCGAGATAACTGACGACCTATAGCTCTATCCTCTTGATCTGATATGAATACTAACTTAGCATAAGCATCAAGGTTTAGTCCTACTGATTTATATTTTCCGGGGTTTGGCATAATGGAGGTTCCTTCCCAATAATGTTAGCAAGAACAACATATAATCCCAGAAGGCTTGGGTCAAGACCCAAATACGGTAATAAAAAAGTTATTATCAATAATATTAAATTTGATTCTAAGTGGGAATCAGAACGATATTTGTACCTAAAATCCCTTGAACGCGCCAAGACTGTGAAAGATTTAGAGCTGCAAGTAAGGTTTAATCTGGAGGTAAATGGTCAAAAGATCTGTGCTTACATAGCCGACTTTAGATACAAAAGACAAAATCCAGAGGGTGATTGGAAAGAAATTATTGAAGATGCCAAAGGCGTAGAAACCCCTGAATTTAAACTAAAAAAGAAGCTTATGAAGGCGTGTCTTGGCATAGAAATATACTTATCTAAAAAAAAGTAGTTGACATAATAAATTAATCGGTCATATTTTAACGTTCTAGCAGACTTAACAAACCAAGAAAGGGTTAAAATGTCAAACATTGATTTATTTACTCGTCGTGACGAGCTGTCTCAACAAATCCGTTTGTTGAAAGTTGAGGTAAAAGATATTGATGAAAAGTTGTCAGAATCTTATTTGCCGATTGCACGACAAAAATTAAGTGAACTTGGAAAGGACTTTGGTACAACTAGTGTTTTAGTTGATAACATGAAGTTCAAAGTAAAAGTTAACAAGAAAGTTACTTGGGATCAGGAGGCTTTGAAAGAAGTCTTCATCAATATGTCTCCTGAGAACGCAAATCATTACGCAAAAATTACTTACCATGTTGAGGAGACTAAATATAGTGCTTCTCCTCCAGATGTGCGTGATCAATTGCAATCTTGCAGAACCACTGAGATTGGTTCTTTTAAAGTAGAATTGGAGAATTAGAATGGGATTAAATATTATAACTGCCGATCAACGTATGGCAGAAAAAAGAGGTCATAAGATTGTTGTGTGTGGTCCTAGCGGAGTTGGTAAAACAACTCTTGCTAGAACATTAGACTACGATAGCACGTTGTTCTTTGATCTCGAAGCTGGAGATGCAGCTATTGAAGGTTGGCCTGTCGATGTTATCAGACCTAAAACCTGGGGGGAGTGTCGAGACTTTGCGTGTTTTTTGGGTGGTCCTAATCCGTCACTGGCAGAAGACCAGCCATACGGTAAATCACACTTTGATTATGTTTCGTCTATCTACGGTGAGCGTGAAGAAGTAATGAACAAGTATGATACTTTGTTTATTGATTCTATCACGGTTGCCGGACGCTTATGCTTTCAATGGTGTCAACAACAGCCAGAAAGCAGATCAGATCGTACAGGCAAGTTAGATACAAGATCAGCCTACGGTTTACATGGTCGTGAGATGATGGCTTGGCTGACACATATACAGCACATTCGAGAGAAGAACGTAATCTTTGTTGGTATCTTAGATGAAACAACTGATGATTATAATCGTAAGCAATATGCTTTACAAATTGAAGGCTCGAAGACAGGTCGTGAATTGCCAGGCATTGTGGATGAGATTATCACCATGTCTATTTTAACTGGCGAGAATGGACCCTACAGGGCTTTTGTGTGTCAGGCATTAAATGAGTGGGGTTATCCAGCTAAGGATCGCTCTGGTCGTCTTGACGTGCTTGAAGAGCCACACTTGGGTAAACTTATTTCTAAAATGGGGAGCGGCAAACCCCAACCAACTGTTTTTGTCGATCCTAAAACACAAACACCAAAAGAGGAGGTGAACAATGATTAATTTAAATGAAGTGCAGCCAGAAACAGGTCAGATGGAAAGAACTTTAATTCCACTTGGCACAGTAGCGAGAGCAACTATCTTAGTGAAGATGGGTGAAACATCAATCCCTGAGTTTGGAAACGGTCAGTGGTTTAAAGCATCTCAATCATCATCTGCAAAGTGGATGGAACTAGAGTTTACTATTATTGGTGGTCAGTTTGATCGTCGTAAGTTCTGGGATAGGATCTTTGTTGATGGCGATAAGATGGGTCAGAGTGGTATTCCGTTAGCTAAAGAGATTGGTTTGCGTACTTTGCGTTCAATTATTGAGAGTGCAAATAGTTTAGATCCAGCAGATATGTCTCCAGAAGCTCAGTCTCGTCGTCAGATTTCTGGCGTAGACGCTTTGACTGGCATGGAGATTTGTGCCAAGGTAGGTATTAAGAAGGGAACAAATGGTTATGATGATCAAAACAAGCTCATGGTAGCATTGACACCAAACCAAAAAGAGTTCATTCCTTCAGGTAATTACGCTACTCAGCAGGTGCAACAACCAACGCATCAGCCACAGGCACAGGCTCAGACACAACCCACATCGAATGGGCCTGTGCCTAGTTGGGCAAATAAATAATCTAGCGGCAGGACTCTTGGTTGTCTGCTAGAAACACGGAACGGGGGGCCGTGAGCCGCTAACCCCCCAACTTTCTAGTAGCGTAAGGAAATCAAATGTTATTAAGACCCTATCAAGAGGTCGCTGTGTCAGATGCGTCAACAGCCTTAGACAAACACAGCAACACAATCGTAGTAGCGCCCACAGGGGCTGGAAAAACTATTATGATGTCTGCCTTGATTGGTAAGAGGCATAAAGAAGGAAAGCGTGTCCTGGTTCTACAGCATAGAGATGAGCTGGTAGAACAAAACAGCATTAAATTTAATAAAGTAAATCCATACATTACCACCAGTATTGTTAATGGTACGATAAAACACTGGGAAGGTGATGCAGTCTTTTCTATGGTTCAAACCATGTCAAGGGATGCCAACTTACGAAACCGACCTAAATTTGATATGGTTGTCATAGACGAGAGCCACCATGTTGCAGCAAGAACATACCAAAAGATAATTGATGCAGTTCGAGAAGACAACGAAAACGCTGAAATTGTGGGCTTTACAGCCACTCCTAACCGTGGAGATAGGAAAGGGTTAAAGAGTGTCTTTAACAACTGCTCACATCAGATTGAATTAACTACATTAATTCGTGAAGGGTTTTTAGTTAAGCCAGTTGCCTACGTTATTGACGTTGGTGTGCAGAGCCAATTAGGAGAAGTCAGGCGACTTGCTAATGATTTTGACATGGAACAAGTTGAAGCGATTATGAACCGCACCATTATTAATGAGCGTGTTGTTAAAGAATGGTTAGAAAAGGCTTCAGATAGGAAGACCGTTGTATTTTGTTCTACTATTCGCCATGCAAATGATTTGCTTGATGAGTTCATTGCTAATGATATTAATGCAGAAATTGTAACTGGAGAAACGCCATCTGATGAACGTGCGGATATTTTGCACAGTTTAGAGTTTGGTCATGTTCAAGTTGTCATCAACGTAGCTGTTTTAACTGAAGGCTTTGACGCTCCACCTGTTTCGTGCATTGTGCTTACAAGACCATGCTCATACAAATCCACAATGGTGCAGATGATTGGTCGAGGTCTGCGTATCATTGACCAAGAGGTACATCCTGGACTAATTAAAAAGGATTGCATTGTTTTAGACTTTGGCACCAGTATTTTAACGCATGGTGCTTTGGATGAGAATGTAAACTTAGATGGCGCTCCAGAAAACCCTAATGCAGTTGGTATAGATAAGCAGTGTCCAGAGTGCGATTTTATTATTCCAGCCAACTCAAGAGTATGTCCTAACTGTGGTCATGGTTTTGAGGGCATTGCCAAGTCTGAGCTATCTGACTTCTCATTAACAGAATACGATCTTATGCAGCTATCTCCGTTTAGGTGGCTGGACATCTTTGGAAATGGCTCTTGTATGATGGCTACAGGCTTTCAAGGTTTTGGTATTGTCGCAACAATAGATGATACCTCAGTAGCCATTGTTAAGTCTAAGCATGGTAAGTTGAGAGCAGTTTCCATTGGCGCTCGTGTTCAGGCAACATCTGCAGCGGATGATTTTCTTCGAGAGATCGAAGATGGTAATGCAGCTAACAAAACAAAAAGGTGGCTTTCACAAAATCCATCTGCTTTACAGTTGCAACATTTAAAATCAAATGGCGTTACTGTTAGCCCAATGGATTTCTCCTGGGATAAGTATAAGGCTGCTTGTTGGTTAAGTTATCTTTGGAACAAAAATGACATTGATAGAATGGTGGAGGAAATAAATTATGAATAGAAATGATTTAATTAATTCAGCTAAAGAATTAGTTAATGGTGATAGAGCTGAAGTATATGGTGACGCAAAGATTAACCATGAGCGCATCGCTAGTGGTTGGAATATTATCGCTCAAGCAGCAATGAAAAATCAGGGTGATTTGACACCAGCGCATATTACGTTGATGATGGATTGGACAAAGACCTGTAGATTATTAGAAACTATGGATCACAGAGATTCTTGGATAGATAAGATAGGCTATGCAAGTTTAGGTGGGGAAATGGCAACGAAGGAAGAGTAATGCCAAGATTTGAAATGTCTATATTACTTGCGTTGGAGAACAAAGTTGGGGAGGTTAGCACAGAAGAATATGATATGATTTGTTGGGCTGATAACCCTAGTGATGACGTGCAAGTGCATAAGACAGCCACTGAAATCATAGATGATCATACAGATAATTTAATTTCTTTAGATCAAGTAGTTTTGTTTGGTATAGCCTACATAAGAATGAAACCAGACAAAGTAATGAACCTACTTTTTGAAAACCATGAGGTTGATAAGAGTAAAATAAAAAGAGTTATGGATTTGTATAGCCATGATTCTGAAAATAAAAAAATACATTGAGGGAGAGATATGTATCCAGATTCAAGAAAACCTATGGAAGAGGTCACACTAATCTTTAAAGCCATTGGATGGGAAAAAAGATTATGTGATTTAACAGAGCAACAAGTTCAGGCATTAATTTTTGGGTTGCAAAACGCTGAAAAAATAGAAGAGGAGATAAATATTGGAAAACTCGAAGACACCTACTATGAGTCAACTGGCGTCACCGCAACAACCAGTATCCCCTTTTAAGAATATTACTGATCACATTGAGTTTGCAGTTGATGAAGCAATAGTTGACTTTAATAGTAAGAAGCCAAAAAGAAAATATATAGGTGCTTCTTCTATAGGCGAAGAGTGTTCGAGAAAAATTCAATACAGGTTTATGGGCTATCCGTCTGACAAAGAAAAAGAGTTTAGTGCAAGAACACTGCGTATATTTCAGTTTGGACATGAGATTGAGGATTACGCTGCAAAGTGGTTAAGAGATGCAAAGTTTGATTTAAGAACAGAAGATACCAATGGTAAGCAGTTTGGTTTTTCAATAGCTGATGATCAAATAAAAGGTCATATAGATGGCGTTATCTGCGATGGTCCGGTATCTATGAACTATCCGTTCTTATGGGAAAACAAATCAGCAAACGACAGAAAGTTTAAAGAGTTTGTTAAGGTTGGCGTTGCAAAGGCCAACAAGGTTTATGCAACTCAAATAGCTTTATACCAGGCGTATATGGAACTAGAGGACAACCCATGTTTGTTTACGGTTGTTAATAAAAACACGAGCGAGATTTATTATGAATTGGTTCCGTTTGATAAGCATCTCGCTCAATCCGCAAGTGACAAAGCAGTAAATATCTTGACTGCTATTAAATCAGGTGACACTCTGCCACGCATCGCACAAAGTAAAGATTTCTTTTTGTGCAGGTTCTGTGATTTTCAGAATTCTTGCTGGGAGCAATAAAGTAAAAATATAAACGTGGGTGGAAAACAATGGGCGTACTTAGAATTGGTAATACAAAATCAAAAAATCTAGCAGACGATATTAGTGAAAAAGTTCCAAAATCAGTACAACTTCAAGCGTTGGTAGATACATATCCAAATGGGATAATGAGAGGCACACAGTTTGAAATTGGTTCTTTAGATGGAGAAAAGGGAAAATCATTAAAGATATCTGTTGATGCAAATAGATCTGATTTCATGCAAGGTATGGATTTCAGCACCCACGAGGGCGTTGGCGGTATCACAAAGATTATGATGGAAGGCAGAGGCATGACGCTGCAAGACGTGTCTGAATACTTTGCTGATTATTTAGGTCCAGATTTTCGCCCACGACCACCAGAAAACCCTGTCAATCTTAATCTTAACCAAGAAAGCCCAAAGCCTCAAAAGATGCAGATTGATATTAATACACCGCATGATGGTGAACACGTTTACGAATCTAGTGAAGGTGAGATTATATGTCTTGTACGGCGTTACATATCTAGGAGCGAAGATGGAGAGGTTCTTCGAGGTAATGATGGCAAGGCTAAAAAAGAATTCCGTCAGTTCTCTGGCAACAGCACGTTTCCTAAAATGCCAGACACAAGACCTTTATACAACATACCAGGCATCTTGGAAGCCGAGCGCATCATATGGGTTGAAGGTGAGAAATGTGCAGACGATCTAAACTCTTTGGGTCATACAGCTACCTGTCATTTAGGGGGCGCTGGTATGCTTTCTGTTAGATCTGCACCTAGCTATGATTTCTCTCCGTTACAGGGCAAGCAAGTCATTCTATGGCCTGATAACGATAGCGCAGGGGTCAAAGTAGCAAAGTTAGTGCAAGACCTAGCAACGAAGGCTGGAGCCACCTCTGTCACAATGCTAACGCCTCCAAGGGGCAAGCCAGAAAAATGGGATGCCTCTGATGCTATCTCTGAGGGTTTTGATGTAAATAACTTCTTAAATGCACCACAGCATAAAACAAAACAAAACATATCATTGCGTGATGAAAGTTTACTTGTCTCCAATATGTTTGTTGGCTCTGCTCCAGAGCAAAGGTTTTTAATTGCAGATACAATACCTCTTGGCGTTCCAGTTGTGTTTGCAGCGGCTGGTGACAGTGGTAAGGGTATGATGACGTTAGATCTCGCAATGAAGGTTGCATCTGGTGAATCAATGCAGAGTTCTTTTGGTGGCTTTGTAGCTAATCATGGCAATGTTGTATTGATGTCAGCGGAGGATGATAAGGATGAGCTGCATCGACGTATTGAAAGGCTTGATCCGTTAAACGCTCGAAGTGATTACCAACATGATTTGCGTGTATTGCCATTGCCAAACTTGGGTGGTGTGTTTCCAATGATGCAAAAGGTAGACAATACATACATTATGGCTCCAGAATTTGAGCGGTTATATGAGCAAATACTTGAGATAGATAACCTGGCTTTGTTTGTTGCAGATCCGATGGCATCGTTTGTTCATGCAGACATCAATGCTGACCCAGCGGCAGGAGCTGCATTTATGGGTATGCTTGCACAGTTAGCTACAGAAACTGGTGCGACTGTCATGGTAAACCACCACATGGCTAAGATTAGAGACAACGACGTGATTACAACGCCTGAACAGGCTCGTAACCTAATTAGAGGTACATCAGCGATTGTAGATGGTGTGCGCTCTGCATTTAGCGTCTGGCAAGTAGACGAGAAAATGGGGCGTCAGCGGTGTAAAGACCTAGGTGTTACATATACTCGTAATTCTGTCTTTGATGGTGCTGTGGTTAAATCTAATGGCCCTGCAAACAGAGAAATCAGACACTTTATAAGGAATCAAAGCAGTGGCCTTCTTGAAGATAGGTCCGTGGACATTAGAAACTTAGCTCTCTCTACAACAGTGCGACTAAGGCTTGAGTATATGTATGAGTTTATTTCTATGTGCGAGGAACATGGAATGGCGATAACCAAAGGCGGTAGTGATGATGGAGCCTATGAAGCAATCCGTGTTAGTTCTTCCACAGAGCCATGCGTCTTAGCGCTCAAAGAAGTTAGTTCATCTACTATAAAGAACACAATTACAGCTCTACAAGAAGAAGGTCGCATTGATACTTACAAATTGTCTCAGACTGGTCCTAAAAAATGGTTAGGAACTAAGATTGGTGTTATGTCTCAGGGTATCTACGAGGCTAGAACTGCAAGAGAAAATCATTGACAACAATGGGAGTATGTGTTAATAATCCCATATTAAACGAAAGGAGGTAAAGATGTTAAAAGTATTCGAAACATTAGAAACAAAACCAACGTTAAAACAAGCTCAAGAGATTGTGGGTGGTCTTGTTGAAATGGTACACTCTCCAAGTGACCCAGATATTCAAGTCTTGGTTAATGAGGAAGGTCTGTTACTTAACCTACCCTGGAACAAAGAAGCCACAAGATACGCTGAAACTGGTATTGTAGGTAATGCCATTGTTTTAAAGGGTGATGCAAAATGGGACTAAAATCATTACATCCGGCGCAAAATGCAGAGTTAGACTTTTTGCGTCGGGCAGTAGATAGACTACAAGAAGACAAAAACAGAAATGATGAAAATCATAATGTAAGATTACGCCTCTGGGAAGCCAGGGAAGAATTAGATGACTTTGTTAAAAACCTCAGAAAAGAAGGTTATAACATATAATTACCTAATTGAATTAGCAAATGGCGACGCATAAGAACTAAATTGCGCTGGATATTGCGGCTGAACACTTCCGTAAGGTTGCTGATTGCTACCATAAGATTGATACTGTTGTGCCATTTGATACGGCTGTTGATAAGATTGTTGATACGGCTGCTGATAACTCGAATAATTGTTCGGGTAACCATAAGAACTTCCGCCCATAATACCACCACCATAATACGGTTGTTGTTGCATTGGCGGTTGATAATAAGGCTGTTGATAAGACGGTTGTTGGTACCCTCCATAACCACCTCCGTAACCGCCAAAGCCTCCTTGAAAACCACCACCATAACCACTGCCGTAACCTCCACCATAGCCAAGTGGCTGCATATAATTTCTTCTTTGTTGTCTCTGCTGGTTAAACTGACCGTAAGCATCAGTACCTTCGAAAGCTGATTGTAATCTTTGAAGCTCTGCTTTTTGCTCTTCAGTTGGCCCTAAACCACTAGCGTAATCATTGTACGCTTTGTACTCATCTGTATCAGTAACCGCAGTTCTATACTGCTGCATTGGATTAGAATAATTGTTCCTGTTTCTCTGCCCGCCTCCCATATATTGCTGAAACAACTGTCTTAACTGAGCGCCAATACCATCTGATAGATTTGGAATGCCCGGAGTTTCTGTTGGAGGAGCTGAAGTTGTTGGAGGAGCAGTAGGATTAGCTGGTACTACTTCTGTGCCTAAAATTGCTGGTGTTGTAGCCGCTGGTGGACTACCGCCAGCTTGTCCAGTATCTGGGGCTAATATATTTTCCTTAGTAGTTATTTGCGTAGGATCCATATCAGCGACTGGTGTGTTAAATTCTGGTAACCTACCGTCACCAGTCTCTACACCTTCAAGTCCAAGCCTACCTTCTTCTTGTTCTGCTAGATAATCAGTATAGGCATCAGGTTGTTTATAATTAACACCGCCTCGTAAGTAACCTGTGTTTCCTGTTCTGTTTAAATAATCTTCATATGATCTAGTCTTTCTGCTTGAAGCACTGCTGCTACCTCCTGATCCAAAGTAAGGGTTAGAACCAGTAGGTAGCATATCCATTGTATCCGCGCCACTATAATTTCGTAACTCTTTATACTCTGGTGAGTCGTAGTACCCTGCTTCGATGTTAGGGTTTTTAGTAATAGGTTGCTGTGGCTGTTGTGGGCTAGTATCAATTACAGTACGAGGATCAACACCACCCGGACCGAAGTTGTCTAGTTCGCCACCTAATCCTGGAAACTTCTCTTCTCCAAAAAAACCTCTTAATGCTGAAAAATCTGCTGTTGGCTCTGGTTTTTCCATTTGTTGTAAAGCCAAATCTTGAGCTTTTTGTCTTGATTCCTGTTGTGTTTGGGACCCACCTTCTGCTATATCTTTTACTCTCTGTTGATAATCTCTATCACCTATTAAAGATTCAAGTAACCTTTCTCTCTCTGCTGGGTCAGTTGCTTGATTTTCACGCAGTAAAGATGAAAAATCTGTCCCTATACCTTGATCTACTGGATTTTGATCTAAACTAAATGGAGTTCCTTCTTGAAACATCTGCTGAATTCTAGTTGAGTCTTGTGTATTAACAACTCCATCTTGATTAGCATCATAACGAGGATCCATGTCCATTAAACCTACAGACATTTTTAAAATATCATTTGCATATTGAGCGTAATTACTCATATCTGGTTTTTGTTTAGGCCTAAATGGATCCATAATAACACTCCATAATGATTTAATACCGACGATACATAAAAAAATCCCGTAAAGCAACAAAATATAACGAATATTTGTTCGGGTTTGCCCGCAGCGTCCGTTTGAAATGCAAAAAGACGCCCCGTGAAAGAAAAAAAATCAGGGCGTCTTTTCTAAAGATGCAAACTTCTACAGGTCATCACCACAACAAACCTTTTAGCGTAAAAATTAAATCATCTTATCACTGCGTGTTGAAATCAACACTAACTACGTTATCTAACTCTTTGTTCTTGCGAACAATAATCGTTCTGTGACCAGTGCCTTGGCAATAATAACAGCAATCAGTAATATATGCACCAATCCTATCATCGTATTCGGTATAAAAACCTTTGCCCATACAGGAATGGCAGTTCTCACCTTCATCAACTATGTTCATTTTAAACCCTCAGAGGTAAAAAAGTTTAAGAAACTTTCTGTAATTGTTATCTTCTTTGGCTCAACAGGCTTCGAAGCTTTCTTCATAATCTTCTTCATATCCTTAACCCAAGCACCACTATCTTCTAATTTATAAATAATATAATGCAACTGATTAGGCTTTAAACCTAGCTTTGCAGCGATAGCTTTGTTTGAAAGCTCACCTCGAAACGCAAGATCGTGCGCCTTATCAATTAACGCCTGGGGGTATTTAGATTTTATTTCCATTTATCTGCTCCTTTATTGCTAATCCTATGTTCATTGCTATCTGTGGCACAATCGCGTTGCCAAGCCCTTTTAATCTGTCCACCCTTCTGGGTACCCCATAAGCCACTCTACCCACGTCGGGTTCAACTGACCATATACTTTCTGTCTGCCCCCAGCCGCATCTATGACCTCTGTTGTTAAGCTCTTCTGTGAACCCTTCTTGCCCCTCGTCCTGTCCTGATAACCCTGACGACCCTCGCTTGCCGCTGGTGTTGGCCACATATGACCTGCTACTACTTCCTCTAGGTTGGACTTGTTTCGGTTCGCTAACTGCTCCCTGTTCTCTTCCGTTATCATCGGGTGTACTTTGTTCGCCCTCGGTGTCGGCCACATCTTCTCCGCGTGGTTCACCGCATCTCTCAGCTTCACGCCCCACCGAACTCCGTCCTTGTTCCTCCGACTGAACGTTCCGTTCTCCAACTCCACGTCCTGCGCTGTTCCCCCCTCCACGTCCGATGCCGTTGGGGTGGGCCAGTTCTTGACGTAAAGATCCATCGTCTTCTCGTCCACTTGCTCTCGAAGATTGCTCGGTCTGGATCTGCCCTTGCGATGACCCTCTTGCATCTTCTTCGTTGACTCCTCCGACCTTGGCGGTAGATGATCCATCGTGTTGGGCGTTGCCCACAATCCAGAGTCGGTCTCTTCGATGGGGAGCGTTGACACCGCAAGCTGGAACAACAAACGTCCGCGTGGCGTAGCCTTCGGCTTCCAAGTCAGCAAGCACCTGGTCGAGACCCAAGGCAATGTGACCATGAACGTTTTCGAAAACGCACCAAGTCGGTCTTTTTTGTGCAACAATTCTAAGGATGTACGGCCAGATGTGGCGGTCATCTTCTGTGCCTTTTTGCTTTCCCGCGACGGAGAAGGGCTGACAGGGGTATCCCGCTGTGAGGATGTCGCAATCGGGAACAGTTCTTTCTGGGTCATTAGCTAACTCCTTTACATCTGTAGCTATGGGTACATTTGGAAAATTCTTTGCGAGTATCTCACGACACCAAGGCTCGGTGTCGCAAAACAATATGGGAGTGGACAACTCAGCCCACTCAAAACCAAGGCTAAAGCCACCAATACCCGAACAAAGATCAACGTGTCTAAGCATCATTCATCTCATCTTGAAGGCGCCAACTCTTTGATCTGTAGTCGGTCATAATGCACCAATCGGGGTTGGGGCTATTGTACATATCCCACAACATATGAGCTTCAAAACCCTTGGCACTCAGAACTTTCATCGTTAAAAGCGCGGTTAATTTTTCGTGCTGAGACAACCAATACATGATGTATTTCTTATCGGGATCTAACTCTATCTTCTCATAACTAGAGTTATTTCTTTCAAATCTATTCCATTGGCTCCCATAAAAGCTCTCACAACTTGTATGATACAACTTATCAAAGTCATCTAATGTGTATTCAACTATCATGTGGCCTCTCCCTTCTGAACGTATGCGGTTGCTTTAATTTTTGCAATCGCCTCGTCTTCTGGCAACTCATTCAAGAACACTTCACCATTTTCTCGAAGTCTGTCCATGTTCTCTTTAGTAGGCTTAACAGTATCGCTCTTACCATAACTCCACATTTTGCCGTCAGTAATTCCACAAATCTGTTTTAAAAACGGCCTGTAGTGCTTACGCTCCAAATGATCTTCCAACAAAACATGGCAAGCGTGTTCCATACTGCCGTTAATCCAAACGTCTTTATAACCTTTGAACTTATATGCTTCACGGCAATACTGCTCTACCTCTCTAAGCTTCTTTGACCAATTGCCCTTAAACCTTGGATCTTGATCCTCGCTGTCAGCACCGCCTTGACCATGATTACCCACAATCGCAAATGGCTTGCCATCAACATAAAGATTAGCATTGTAACAATGAGTTTCCTCAGATTTCCACTGAGCGTGCTTAATACTTTTTAGTTCTAATTTCATCTTATACTCCTCCAATATCATCATCTAAATAACCGCAAAACATATCGCTCTCATCTCGGTAAAACCAACGAAACCTAACGCCCTCAAACTTATGTTTCAGAAAATGGGCAATCGGTGTCGGGGCTGACCATGCGGTGTTAAAAATAAATTCAACACCATCCTCGTCTTCCCAATCAACTGTCGCATCACAACTGTTCCACTTAGTTCCCCAATTCTCACAACACCAATCATAAGAACCAATGGTGCCATGCTCCTTCTTTAAACGTTTTAAATCCAAGTCAGTGAGCTGTTCACCAACACCATTTGGCTTACTGTCATCGCACCAACAAATTTCATTGGCAATCGTTCCATTGGTGCAAAGGCGATTAAACACCTCTGGCATCGGAATGATCTTATTAAAATCAAATGGATTATCATCAGATGTTACTAGCTTCATGAACTTATTTTTCTGATGGCTCATGTCAAAAGTAAACGTTACTTCATTTGTTACCCAATTAGGCATTGTTCTTCCTCCTCATAAATTCTCTGTATTGACGCCTGTCTTCACGCCTCATTCTAATAACCTTGATCAAAACGTAAGGCATATAGAACATCAAAAATAATCCGTACAATGTAATAAGTATTTCAAATGTCATTATTTCTCTCCTTCATGTGGTTCGTTAATATCCCACTCCCAAGTAAAGCTGTCCCAAGGGGAAAAGTATTTCTGTCTAACTGCCATTGGCCTGTCATTCGTCCAACGTCTTTTACAGCTAGAACAACGGTAGTAATGCCTGACCTTACTATATCCTCGAACGTAAGTGCTGGCATTGTAGCTGCCTGTCTTCTTAGCCGTATCTGTTAAACAATAATCACAATACATGATCGTCTTTCTTGTTGTGGTAATGCCTAACTTATCCCACACCTTCCAAGAAGTAAAGCCCTTTTTGGCTAAAAATTAAGTCATTGTTTTTAAACAATATTTTACGTTAAAAAAAATCACGTTAAAACTTAACGCAGTTAACGTAACGTAGAATATTGAATTAAATCAATGGTTTAGCCGTTTACGTTAATTACGTTAAAAGTGCCATTTAACGTAGAATATGTAATGAAATCAAACACTTATTTTACGTTAATTGCGTTACCCCCCTTATAGGGGGGGGTATATACCTTACCCCCCTTAACGTAAGTGTAGGCTGTCAATTAATCGCTAGGTATGGGAATAGTTAGGCTTGACCTCGTAGCCAATAACAACGATAATCGGGGCGTAACATAATCGAGGTTTGAAATGTCTAAAGTCGGTGAGTCAAGAAAAGGTGAGCCAAGATTATCACCACAGCAACAAAAGTTCCTGGATAACTACTTGCATAAAGATCTAACACAAACTGCCTCAGCCAGAGCTGCAGGGTACAAGAACGCAAATGTATCAGCCGTCCAACTTCTCAACAATCCGAGAATAAAAGAACGGATGGAAGAAATGCGGATGGAGCTGGAAAGTAAGTTCGGTGTCACAGTCACCAAGTCAGTTCGGGATATGCAAAGACTTCGAGATGAAGCTTGGAACGTAGGCAACTACTCAGCCGCTATAAAGGCAGAAGAGCTTCGCCTGAAGGTCACGGGGCTTATGGTCAATAGAAGCCACGTCACGCACGAAAATTTGGACGCTATGAGCCGAGAAGACATAGCCCTTAAACTGCAAGAGTTTATGGATCGTGCTAAAACACGCATGGTGGATGTCACGCCCAGCGAAAATTCAGAAAATACCATAAATCACGAAACAATCCCTATAACGAATTGTAATCCAGAGTAGAGAATTGTTCGGGAAAACAATCGGGGGTGGCCCGGACGACCCCCTGGAGGCCCCCAATTGTTCGGGTTATCGGGACATAACCTTCGGGATTTCCGAAACTATGCGGGTTTTTGCCTGGGATCGGGACTTTAGCAGCGGGTATAACCCGATGAATTGTTCGGGTTAGCTGCACCGGACCAAGCGTTATTTTTAAGCAGCGGGCCATCCGAACATTTGTTCGGGATATTAACCGGATTCAGCCTGGCTGCCGGAGTTTTACCTGGGCGGGACCAGGACTGCAGCTTGAATCGGGCCTCGGATCGGAACAATTGTTCGGGTTATTGCCCGGCTGCCTAGCCGACTGCTGTGTTTTCTACACCTGTAGTTTTTTTTACCCAGGCGGTTGCTGCGGGAACCGGGCCGAATCGGGAACAATTGTTCGGGTTTGGCGCTGCAGTCCCCCGGTTACCCAGGCAGCTAGATTACCTACAGCGGTATTTTGTCTACCTGTGGTTACTGCAGCGCCAGCGGCCCGGTTAGAACCCGAACAATTGTTCGTGTTCTTGCAGCCAGCAGCCTCGTGCAGCTCGAAGTTACCCAGGTTAATTTTTTTTTGGTTGATGTGTTTTTTTATGTTGACAGTTATAAATGTATGGGATAGGGTGGGAACACCACAAGAAAAGGAATCATTACAATGACAAAGAAAGAACAAATTAGAAGAGATCTAGAAGATACAATTATTACTGACGACAACAGCCCAACAAGAAGATTTTTTAGATGTTGGCTTGATGGGTCGTATCTAGGTGAACAGCATTACAGACGCAATCAATCCTATATTAAGGAGAACTTAAGCAACAAAGGTCGCTTACGTTCGTTCGTAATTGCTGAGTTCGCCAAGTACATTGCACATGATGGCGACTGTTCCCCAAGCTATGCGCGTTGTATTGTTTTGGAAAAGATTGGCAGAGATAATATTGAAGCCCTCAACGATAAACTTATTGAAGATGCGCGGGAGCTGGTAGCATGAGCTTTTTAGAAACTAAATATCTTTACATGGCTTACGGTATGAATACAAATAGGAGGGCGATGGAGGCACGTTGCCCCCTAGCCAAACCAATGGGCGGATTTTATTTGCCCAATTACCGCCTCGTATTTAGAGGAGTGGCTGACATTGTGCCAGAAGATGGAGGAGTTGTTCCCGTTGTTCTCTGGTCTATCACGGGTAAGTGCTTGCAAGCTTTGGACAGATTAGAGGGATATCCTCACCTGTACACACGACGCAAGATTAATCACGGCTGGCTAACGTACATGATGCAAGATAAGACACAAATCTCTAAGCCTAATCATAACTACTATAGAATGATTGAAGAAGGATATAAAGATTTCGGTCTTGATGATGGGGCGCTTGCTCAGGCATCGGATGACGCTGGCGGGGACTTTTATCGTTCCCGCCATTTCAGAGATGTTCGGGTTGACTCACGCTATGGTAAACCCAGTAAGTTTAAATCAGACTGGATTGCAGACGCTATGCAATCGGGCAAGATGAATCGGGCTGAAGCCGAGGATTGCTGGGACAAGCAAGAGTATCGGGATTCGTAACAATCGGGATCGGGATCGGATCGGGGTCGGGCTTTAATCAGTCCGACCCTTTTTATATATACACATATATACATACATATACACACATACACACACGTTCCTTATAATTAAAAAAACCAATTTTTTGAGTTTTATCAAAACCCGAACAATTGTTCGTATTCCATTAAATCCCATAAAGCACTTGCAATTCCCATAAATGCTGATATTAAGGTTGTACCACAACAAAACAAAGGAAAGAACAAAATGAGAACAGATACACAAACAAAAATTTACCTAATGATACTCAAAGGGTCGACACTTAATGAATTGATTAGTTCAACCAATCGCAACGGTTTATTTATTCGTGGCGTAATTAGTAATTTAAAATCATACGATATTAAAATTACATTCAACAACAACATTTACAAAGTGGAGGTTTAAACAATGTTTACATATGGAATAGAAATAGAAACAAGCGGTCAAAGCATAACCGAAATTAAAAATGCATTAAGACACAATGAAATTAATGGTTGCATCGTTAAACCCGATGGAACACCAAGCGTCGATTGTGAAATCGTATTGCCACCATTACCAGTTTGTGACTTCTCATTTGATTACATTAAAAAAGTTTGTCGCGTATTGCAAAACATTGGTTGTAGAATAAACAGACAATGTGGTTTACACGTTCACATCTCAAACGCTCAAACGCTACGAAACAACCCAACAGATCTAGCAAGTAGAAGTATCCAATACACTGAAAGAACTGGTCGCTTCATTGGTGGGTCTGAATTCTTTGGTGATCCAATGGACGCGGTAGCGGTCAAAGACATCATGACTAGATATGCTAACGCTCAACCAATAATCAATTCAATGTTCCCTAGTTCACGAACAAGCAATCGTTACTGTAACGTAATGAGAACAAACAGACTAGACACCGCTAGAACCATTGAGCAATTACGCGACGCGACAACAGGCAAGTTTTCAGTGATCAATCTTAATCACTGGCGAAACGGTACAATTGAATTCAGACAGGCAAGCGGTACAATTGAAGCGGATAAGATTATCAATTGGGTTTTGTTCCTAATTAACCTTGTTCACCACACTATTGAAAATAGAATTGAGAATGGTCAAAGTTCTGAGACAATCTCAACACCAGAACAAGTGTTCAGATCTGGATCTAGGATTGGTTTGATTTATTCAATGTGCCGTTCCAATGGTGGTTGCGATGTTCACGACCTAATGAACGCAACAGGTACAACGGCAATCAATATCCGCGCCAGAATATCTGAGATTAGAGCGCGACTATCAGACGGCGCGGTAGTCACTCACACCATGCAAGCGAATGGCAATTCATACGGCGACGGTCAAGACTTGGCACGCTACGAAATACTTAGCGAGTATCAAACACAATCAACTGGTGCTCGCTTGATGCCAGATAATAGACTAGGCTTAGGAAGTGTTTGGGCAAGCCTACCAGATGACATTTTTGAATGGTGGCAAAATAGAATAACCGAGCTTTCCAGATCATAATCTGGAAGGCCGAAAACACTAGAAAAAGATCGCTTAACAGCGGTCTTTTTTTTATTCGCCATACAGCCCGGATTAAGCTGGTTGTGTATATCCATACATTAATCCCACGTTATCCCACTCAGTGACCCGCACAATTGTTCTGGTAAGGTACCCTAGGCTTCTATGTCGATCGGTCGGGTCGGGGCGGAGCCTTTCGGGTATACCCCTTATTTGACAATCGATCGGTCAGATCACCTTACACTCAGTTCCCCACCAACATTTACCACAAAAAAATGCAGAGTTAGCAGCAAGTACCTTGACACCACAAAAAAATTTTTTAAAAAAAATACATTGACCTATCCCATATAAGTCCATACGGTACTGAACAAAGTAAAAATGGGGAAGTAGATGCCTAGATACCGTGTTAATTATGGCAATTCTTTTGAGTTCGAGGCTCAAGGTCCAGAGGAGGTTGTTCCTGTGATGCAATCGCGTCATAGGATATCTGGCATTGGTGATGAGCGTGCTTTTATGCGTAGATCTGCTATTGAGATGTGCGAATGGAACGGCAAAAATTATTATTATTGCACAAGAACCACTTATGCGAATAGTATGATTAAAAATGGTTTACTAGAATGTGTTGATTAAATTTTAATATTTTGTTAAGAATGTTTTAAATATTTTACATAACGGAGATTTTGCATGGCATTACCCCCAATGGGTCCGATGAGTCCCCCTTCACCAACACTTGGCGGTCCTCAACCAAACATGGGTCCTCCGCCTATGCCTCCGATGCCACAGATGGGTGGGGGAATGGCACCTCCGATGGCACCTCCTCCAATGGGTCCTCAGATGGGTCCCCCACCAATAAATCCTACAAATCCTACTGCTGGCAACGGGCAATCTTTTGGCGGTGATGCTGGTGGTCGCAAGACTTTCAGCCAGTATTTACAATCTATGAATAAATCTTTTCCTCCGACACCTGCTGCTCAAGATCCTATGGCTGGTGGTATTGGTGGCGGTGCGCCTTCGATGCCTCCTTTAGCGATGATGGGCGGCGGAGCTGTTCCGCGCAGTACGATGATTGGCAGAGAGCCGCATAGGTTAGCGTATATTAATCCTGGTGAAGAGATGATGCTTCGTGCATCTGGCGGTACTGGCGAACCTGGTCCGGGGGGCGTACCTGCTTTCCGTGGTGGCGCTGGTGGTTATGGTGGATTTGGCGAAGGATTTGGTTTTGGCGGTGGCGGTGGTGGCCCTGGAGATGGCGGTCGTGGAGATCGTAACAGTGTTGATATTGGTTTTGTAAATGCTTTAGCTGATCAAGTTGCAGAAGAGCAAGAAGCGGCAGCAATTGCTGATTCTAATGAGATGATGTCACCTTTAGGCGGCGCTGATGCGATAGCGAGAAGTAATTTAGTTGATGCCTTTATGGATACGAAAGACGGTCGTGATCTAGCGACGTTTAATGATAGTTTTACAGATATTCCAAGTCCAGTTACTTCAGCCTCAAGTGTGCCTGTTTCTAATATTGCGACAGATGATATTGGTGTTAATACTTTAGATGAGGCTTTTTTAAATCAATACAACGATCCGAATCTTTCAGTAAATATTCCTGGCACAAACGTAAATATGCCTGACGTTTCTTCATTACTTGGCGGCGTTGTGAGGCCCGATATGATGCCTCCTGGTTATCAGCCTACGCCTGACGATCCAACCTTTGAGGGTTTAACTTCTAATGCGCCTTCTATGTCAATGAATATGGGTCGCATAGATCCAAATTTAGGTGCGCCTATAGCGCCTGATTATGGCGATTTAAATATTGATATGGGTACAGATAACCTAGGCGGTGTTGGCGTTGGTGTTGAAGATCCTACTTTTGGTTATAACATTGATATGGAAAGTGATCCTTTTACTGGCGCAAGCGCGTTTACAGGACTTGATGCTCAAACGCCAACTGGAATGCAAGATCCATCACAGGTTGCTACAGGTATTGTAAACTCACCTCAATTAGATGAATCTGCGAGAGATGCTATTGTTGCTGCAAGAGCTTCAGATAATTTAAATCCACAGGGTCCTACATTCACTCCGTCTATTCCAGAATTGACAGGCCCTGCTTTAGCAGAGGCAACAATGGGCGCTCCAATTGGTGATCCTGCTATGGACAGAAGAGAAGCTGCGCTTGGTGATATGAACACTCCAGAGCCTATGGGTACAGATTTTGGCACTTTAGAGGCTTCTTTAAGTTCTTCTCCATCTAATATTGGTTTACCTTCAGATTACGATCCATTACAAGGCGCAAAAAATTATCGTCAACAAGCAGAAGCTATGAGAGTTGCGGAAGCTGGTGTTCAGAATCAAGAAGACATTGAGGCAAATAAGGGCAAATTTAATCTTTTAAGCTTACTTCCCGGAGCTAGTTTACTAGGAACTTCAGAATCCAGAAAACAAAAAGCAATTAATCAAGTAATAAGTCAAAGCGGCGGTTCTGGTTTACTTGGCACTGGTATAGGTGGTGCTACAGGTATTCTTGGCACTGGTGCTACTAGATTTAATCCTGTTTATGATAAAGACGGTAATTTTGTAGGTTCCCAAGGTGTTAGCGATAAATCTGGTGAAACTGTAAGTTACATGGGTGATATGCAAGGTGATGAAGGTTATTTTGATAGTGATGGAAATAATGTTGAAATGTCAAAGGCAATTGAAGGTTATCAAGAAGATATAGGGGGTCAAGGATCTCCTGAAGGACTTGATGAGCCATATAACCCTTGTCAGCCTGGCTTTGAATTAGATCCAAATACAAATACTTGTGTTCCTATTGATGTTGTTGGCGGAGGTGGCGGTTCTTCTGGGCCGATTGATTTAAACCCAATTATTAGACCTACAACACCAGTTGTAACGCCAGATCCAGTACCACCCACACCAGTTGTAAGTCCTGTTTTAAGAATGCCAAAACAATTTAATATGGGCGGTGCGACTTCAGGTTCTAACTTAGATGGTGCAATTGGTAGGTTACTAAGCTCGATGTCATGAATGAAATTAGCAAGTTTACAGATTTTTTAACGGATGAGGAACTTGCTACAGTAGCTCCTATGCTAGAGCGTTTAACAACGTTGGACGATAGGGCTGAAAAACAAAAAGATTTCATGGCTTTTGTAAATCATGTGTGGCCTCAGTTTATTGAGGGGCGTCATCACAAGGTTTATGCTGAGAAACTCCAAGCTGTGGCAGATGGTAAGATAAAAAGGCTTATTATTAATATGCCGCCACGTCATACTAAGAGCGAATTTGCCTCTTATTTGTTTCCAACGTGGCTTATGGGCCGAGATCCTACTAAAAAAATCATTCAAGCGACTCACACGGCTGAATTAGCTGTTGGTTTTGGTCGAAAAGTAAAGAATTTAATTGATAGCGATGACTTTAGGGACATTTTTCCTGATGTTAAGCTTGCATCAGACGCAAAAGCCTCTGGTCGCTGGAGTACCAACGGCGGTGGGGAGTATTACGCGGTTGGTGTGGGGGGTGCGTTAGCTGGCCGTGGTGCTGATTTGGCTATTATTGATGATCCTGTGTCTGAGCAAGACGCTTTAAGCGCTACTGCGCTAGATAATATCTACGAATGGTACACTTCTGGCCCAAGACAGCGTTTACAGCCAGGTGGTTCGATCATTATTGTGATGACTAGGTGGTCTATTAGGGACTTAACGGCTAAAGTTTTAAAAAGACAGAGCGAAAAGGGCGCTGATCAGTGGGATATAGTGGAATTCCCTGCAATTATGCCTTCTGGCACCTCTTTATGGCCTGAATACTGGGATTTAGAGGAGTTAGAGAGCGTAAAAGCGTCTATTCCTGTTGCTAAATGGAATGCTCAGTATATGCAAAACCCTACCGCTGAAGAGGGTGCAATTATTAAAAGAGAATGGTGGCAGCAGTGGAATAAGGAAGATCCGCCCCCCTGTAGCTACATTATTCAAAGTTACGATACGGCATTTAGTAAGAGTGACAGAGCTGATTACTCTGCTGTTACAACTTGGGGTATTTTTACTGAAGATAAAACAAATGAAGACCATATTATGCTTTTAGACGCTGTTAAGGGTCGTTGGGAGTTCCCTCAACTCAAGCAAGAAGCAAATGATCTTTACAAGTTGTACGAGCCTGATATGGTTTTGATAGAGCAGAAGGGGTCTGGTATGCCGTTGACGCAAGAGTTGCGCCGGATTGGTATTCCTGTAACGCCTTTTACTCCGAGCCGTGGTGCAGACA